CCCTTCTTGAGAGTGCGCATAAGATATTTTCGCTTGATTGTCAATTTGCATTTGCTGCATTTGCATTTGTTGAACTTGCTGCTGTTGCTGCTGCTGTTGCTGCTCTTGCTGCATGACAGCTTTAATCAAATCTTCTTTGTTCTGTATCGTAGAAGCTTCGATGATCAAATTGGATGGAATAGGTATGCCTGATATTTCTTTGAAATGCAATAGCTGGGCTAGCTCAAGCTGTCTCTGAGACTCAGTAAGCATGCCTTGAGCCACTTTGCAGCCGTATTTAAAAAACGCCTTATTGTCAAATTCTGCCGTTGGTTCTTCATTGATAACCTGCTTGATTTTTCCATATGTCCATTTCTTTTGAATCATCTCTATGATGATGTCCCCGCATTGTCTCTGGAATTCATCAAATTGATCGAAAATCTTCTGTAAGTTGCGAGAGTTAGCCGCCTGGCGCATCATTGTTATGATCCCAGCCTTATCATCTATCTCTATCCCCATAGACTGGGGGTCTACTCCTGACACTCTATAGGCTATGTTAAGTAACATCTCCTCCATTTGCAACATAACGGGAGAGGGTGGAATGATAGGCATTGCTTCAACATCTGACATTTGAGCCTTATCGCTTATCGTCAGAATTCTACCGTTTCCTGTATTTAAGCCATCTTCAGGAGTGACAAGAGAACCTTTTTTGATCTTAAGGCCTTGTTGCTGTGATTCCAAAATATCTAAATCAGCAACTTTACGACGATTTAAGAGATATTGAGGATCGCGCATATCACGTACTACCCCTCTGAATTTATATCCATAGTATGGGGTGTCAGGGCAGAAATAACACGGTAGAAATGCATAACTATAGCGATCAAGGCCATATGGCGCCTGTTCATCCACTAACACTCTGTCGTTTATAACAATAGTGCGCCTTACTGTAGGCTTAGGCTTCTTAATGACTTTTAAGCGGCCTTTGAATGATTGCATAATGACGCGAAGATCTTCCTCGTCGCCAGTGAACTCTTGACATTCTTCTGTTTCTGTATCAATGAGCCACTCACATTCACGAGAAGATAAGTACCAATACTCGTCAAACCCTATGACATTGGGATATTGGATTTGATAGACTTCAGGCATGTAGTAAAATTTATCATCTCTATATGTGCCTGCTGGTAGCGCAAGAATCTCATCAGCAAATTTAGGATAGGCTTTAGCGGCTTCTTCTTTTCCAAAAAATTGTCGAGTCCATATATAGCGGCAGTCACTTAAATCATGATTGCGAAACCAGGGGTCAATAAGAACCGATTTGAAATCGACATTTCGTATTCTTATATCGCCTGAAATCGGATCGTTTTTCATGTCAGGAAATATAGAGACCAGCCCGAACCCTTGAACTAATGCCCCCATCTCCAGACAGTCTGAGTATGTTTGATAGGCCCCTGATTGATTATGTACATAGTAAAGGCATTTTGTGAGCTGGTCTGCTGTTTTCTGAGCTCCGTTATGTATGGGAATAGCTATAGAGCTTTTTCGAGTCTGCCTCTGCTGTCCTGTGATCGACTGGATAACCGGATTGGTGATATTGAAATTGAACATTTTCCGGCGAAAGTTCGTAGCTCCGGGGAATAGTTGCCCCCAAATGTCGCACTCTCCAAGATAGGTGCGTTGATCCATGTCAGCTTGAGTCCATTGTGTCTGGAGAACATTTATATCTCTCGTATAGTTTGCTTGCATGCCTTGGCGCAAGCTTAGATCAACATCGCTATCAGGCCAAAAGATGGGGTCATTATTTCGCATTGATGTTACACCGTGATGGTTTTTCTCACGATGTAGCAGATAAATTTAAATTTATGAAGGGTTGTCTTTTGTCATTTGATCGATAATGAAAGTTTTTTGATGTATTTCACGGATCAAATCATTATTTTTGCATAGCAATTCATAGAGATTTAATTGACCTCTATCAAGGTAAGATTTTAATTCTGAGACTATTGAGCTTAAAAATTCTTTAGTCCTTGTCCTTTCATTCTCTGAACGTACAAGTGAAACCATTCCTTTAAGCTCAAGAATCATGTTGTTATAGCGTATCTCATTATCTTTGATTGCCTCCTTATACCTTTCCAATGCCTCAACATGCCTATTTCGCTCTTTAATCATTTTTACTTCAAAGTCTTTATCTGTGAAAACCTTTAATAAAAGACTTATTTCATCTTTTATTTCTTCTATCTGTTCCTCTACATTAAAAATACGATCAAATATATCATCTGATATGCTTAGTAAAGCAGGGGCAAACTGATCTTTGATCATTGTGATAAGGTTTTCACCTAATTTTTGAAAAGTATCTTCTTCGGGGACATGGCAGGATGTAAATTGAGGCTTTTCATCCTCCCCAGTAGGCTCTAAGTGCTTTTGCGTCATTTTCTGCGCTTCCTCCAATTGATATTTTTGATAATCCTGTTGCCAAATATCTGCAAGCATCGGAAAAATGGCTCGACCAATCGTGTAAAGGTTGATTTGCATATACTTTCCGCTTGTCATCCCATTCCCTATGATAATGGTCTAGGCATTTTAAGAGAGGGGCACATTTCTTGCTACAAATAAACGTTCGAGATTCTAGAAGCGCTTGAGTCGCTGTTATGCCATCTCCGACATATGTTTTCGAGATGTTGGTAACTGATATGCCAAGATCTTCGAGAATTTCCTTTCTCGTCGCGCCCTTAGATAGACCATCATTATTATTGACATCGTGAGGGAATAAGTGTGTTCCATATTTATAGCCTTTTGCATCAAGAATGGTTTTCCATCCTTCGAGCGTAACCTTTTGGCTTTCTTCGCAGTCAATAACATGTATGTCGCCAGTTTCTTTAATCTGAAAAAAGATAACCGAAGTGGGGTCATTCCAGCCCAGGTCCCAGGCTGTATGCACCAACTTATACGGGTCGTATGATAGTTCTGCAATTCTTCCCCTATCTGTCATCTTTTGAAGAATAGATGAGTAATAAGATCCTTCAACGCCCCGATCAAACGAACAATAATACTCTTGTTGCGCAAGCTCCTCTGACATACCGTCACACATCTCTTGCGCAATATCTTCTTTTGTGAGTATTCCGGTGTCATCAACACTGAGTTTTTGCCTAAACCATTCGGGATTGCGTCTGGCGTTCTGAAAAAGATCATAGAAATGATTGCGTCCTCTAGGGGTCGAGATAAAGATCGCCACGCCTTTATTGACTTTAAGGATGGGACGAATGAAATCCCAGGCAGATGGGTTCTGGAGGGCGTATTCACTGAAAACAACGATTTTCGGGTTAGTTCCCATAAGGCTGTCGATGTTATCCGAGCCAATGAGTTGCAGTAGCGATCCATTTTTAAACCTTATCTTCATCTCCTGGCCGTTTTTATTTGCTATCAGCTCAGGAGGGATGCAATCAATCATGCGCCTGCCATCATTGTCTACACTATCCCAAATGACTTTTTTTGCTTGTGCATATGATGGCATGATATAGAAGCAAGTGCAGATATTGTCAGGGCGTATGAGCCTTTGAACGCACCAATTGAGAATAGTATAGTCTTTGCCAGAGCGGCGATGCCAGGTTAGAACTACTCGCTTGATCCCTGACTCAAGAGCATCTAAAACAGCAAACTGATAGTCTCTAGGTTTGAAAATATCATCAAAATTTATTTCTATGCTACTCATCTGCCTTTGGCTTTGCCCAGCATGGCAAATTTACATTAAGAGTAGTGCCATTCTGCATTGCTGATCTTGCTTCTTCTCTGTCAAAAATTTGCTTGGCTACTTGCTGGGCAAGAGAAGGATTATCTTTATAATTTAATAAATTATGCACAGAAACGAAAATAGCCATATCTAGCAAATCCTTGGGGCCTTTTTCCCTGGCCTTATCAACTACTTCTTGTAGTTCTGGATGTGCTTCTATAAACCTATAGATAGTAAATCTAGCAACACCATAATGTTCAGATACGGCCATTATATTGCCATTTTCTTCAATTATAACCTTCTTTATGTCATTAATGTCACATTTAAAAGGAGGTAATCCAGCCATAACTAACTTGTAATTTGTAAAGCGGCTTTACACAGCTTAGGGTTTTTAGGCTTAAAAAGGCCATGAGGCCAGCAATGCGGACATAATGGCTTAGTGCCAAGATAGTGCCTCGCCTCGTTTCTGTCAAATTTGTGACCTGATAAGCACAGGTATTCTTTCATTTCTTGCCTTTTCGCATCATCTTTTCACCGAGTGCACATTTCTTATCTCTTTTCTTATCCATCTTTTCAAGCGTCTTAAGTGCGCCCATTTCTTTCTTTTCCATTTTCTCAATCTTTCGTATTTGTTTGTCCATCATACACCTTTTTTACACCCTTTTGAATATGTGAAAATATAACATGTGCAATTTTTTGTATAGACAAAAATGTCAATATACATTAGTTTTGGACAGGATAAACTATTTTTTTGTGACACAATGATAGAATTGCAATACGACTTTTTCAAGGATCCTTTTGAGTCTAGGCTTGGCGAAATTGAAAAAGCTATTTATGACACTAGAATTTCTCAAGATAA